CCATGTGCCTGGACGATCGATACCGGCTGTGTGCCCGGGTGGGACACGGCCACGGCCGAGGACAGGGAGCGGGCCACCGAGTGGGCCACGTTCATCCTGGACGCGCTCACCGGCCACCAGTTCGCTCAGTGCCCGGTCACCGTGCGCCCGTGCGGTCCGCGGTGCTCGATGCCCACCGGCTACACCACGTGGCCCGTTGCCTCCCCGGCTCAGGGCGGTCCCGGACCGTGGATGATCCCGTACATCCTGGACGGGGCGTGGCGCAACTGTTCCTGCGGCGGGGGCTGCTCGTGCCTGCCCGCCTGCCGTGTGGATCTGGGTGTTCCCGTGGCGGAGATTACCGAGGTCCGTGTCAACGGACTGGTGCTGACCGAGTCCGCCTACCAGCTCCAGGGCCAGTTCCTGGTGCGCGTGGACGGCGGCGAGTGCTGGCCGAGCTGCCAGGACACCGCAACCCCGGACACTGAAGACGGCACGTTCTCGGTCACCTACCGCCCCGGCCGCGTGCTCCCGGTGGCCGGCCAGATCGCTGCGGGCAAGCTGGCCGGAGAGTTCCTGAAGGCCTGCGCCGGGTCCTCCTGCGCCCTGCCCGCGCAGATCTCCAGCCTGTCCCGGCAGGGGGTGGACGTGGAGTTCGTAGACCCGGCCACCGTGTTCGAGAACGGCCGGACGGGAATCCATGAAGTCGATCTCTTCATCACCGCAGTGAACCCGACCGGCATGCGGCGCCGCTCCCGGGTGATGAGTCCCGACGTCCGCCGCGGACCGGTGGTGTACGGGTGACCCCATTCGAGATTGCCGATGCCCTGCGTGCCTGCCTGGAGTTGGCGTTCACGGGTGATGACGGAGTCCCCGCGGAGATCTGCCACCGCCCCGGGGACCTGGTGCCGCTCAACTTCGGGATCATGCAGGACGAGTGCTGCACGGGCCTCGGGTGGGTGCGCATCGCCTCCGTAGAGCCCGTGGTGGACCCGCTCACCGCCACGCAGCCCGACTTCAACCCCTGCGCCCTCACGGATTCCCGCATCGTGCTGGAGATCGGCGTAGCCCGGTGCAACCCGAGCGGTACCCGGGAAGCGGGTCCCACCTGCGAAGCGTGGACCGAGCTGGCGTTGCGCATGGACCAGGACCGTGCAGCCATGCGGCGCGCGGTGTGCTGTCTCCAGGAGTCCACCAGTGCCGAGGGGAACAGCGGCGTGACCCGCATCCTGCCCGGTACCTGGACACCGCTGGACTCCTCCGGGGGCTGCGCCGGGGGCACACTGTCCGTGTCCGTATACACGGACTGCGACGAGTGTGGAGGCTGATCATGCGGGTTCGGGTCCTGGTGTCCTTCAACGGGATGCGTAAGGGTGACGTGGGATACGTGGTCGGGGAGAACCAGGAGCGGGCCCGCGCGTACGCGCGCGCGGGATATCTGGAGGTGCTCGACGATGGCGAGACTGCGGCTGGACAGGGGGGATCTTCGCCGAGCGATCCGGGAGGCGAGCATGTCGGAGCTCCGGGTGGTGGGGCCGATGGTGGTGAACCGGGCCAAGGTGCTCTGTCCCGTCGACACCGGAAGGCTCCGCGCGTCGATTCGGGGGCAGGCACAGCGGACGTGGACGCTCCGGCCTAGGTTTGTCGTCGGGTCGGACGTCGAGTACGCGGAGTACGTGCACGACGGGACTCGCCCCCACCGGATCCCGGCTCGGCCCGATGGTGTCCTCCGGTTCGTGATGGACGGCCGTGTGGTGTACGCCCGGTACGTGCAACACCCGGGTACCACGGCCAAGCCGTTCCTGGACAGGGCCATGCGGGAGGTCACCGCAGGCCGCGGATACCGCATCACAGAGAGCTAGACTCGGGACATGGACGACACACAGAAGCTGAAGGCAGAGTTCCCCATCGGCAAGTGCACGGTCATCGTCACCGAGCCTGCCCCCGGTCAGATGTTCGTACTCGCGCTCTCGCGCCAGCCCGCTCCGGAAGACGAGGTGGGCCGGGAGAAGCTGGTCCGCCGCCTGCTCCGCGTGCTGGAAGCCCTGATCGGCGAGCAGCAGTGGTACGACGTGATCGAGGAAGGGATGATCACGGAACAGATCGCTCCGGAGGAACTCGTCAAGCTGGCCGGCGAAGTGCTGCGGTTCAACTGGTCGGAACACCGCACCGCGGAGCACATGGAGGAGGCCCCGGAGCTGAAGGACATCCCGGAGCCAGCTCGCCGGCCGCGCATCGTGTCCGGTGGCTGACTTCTCCACCGCCTCCTTCCGGGACACGCCCATCGAGGTGGAGTACAACGGCTGCACCTACTCCTTCCCCGTGCTCAGCGCGCAGCGATGGCTGACCATGCTCAGCGACCGGAACCGATGGCCGGTGCGGGTCCTGCATCACGCGGAGCCCGAGTCGTACGAACGGTTCATGGATGAAGCGGAAGCGGGCCGGGCAACCAGGGATGACCTGGTGTTCCTGGCCCGCAAGGTGCTGTCTGAGTCTGCGGGGCGTTCGTGGTGGGAGGTCGAGCGGCTGTGCAACGCGGTGCTCACCAGTCCCAATCTCACTGGTGACGTGCTTTCGCGCGGCGTGGACCCGGACCGCTTGACTCTCGCCGCGTTCCTGGCGGTGGTGTGGGCTCGTGCCACGCAGGGTGCGAAGCAGACGGAACGCATGCAGATGGAGGCGGAGCTGATGGCGCCCCCGCCGGAGGCTCTCGCGGACATGGATGACTCGATGGATCTGTCCGCGGTGGCGCAGATGTTCCGTGGCATGCAGGGCGCACGCGTCGGGTGAGACACTCACGGATGATGGGGAGGTGAGCGCATGGCATCGGATGCCGTAGTCAACCTGGTGGTGAACGCGGACGGCGCGCAAGCGACGATCACCGCGCAGCTGACACAGATCGTCAACGATGCGGAGCGCAGCGCCCCAGAGATCAACCTGAGCGTCAATGTCGACAACCGGGATCTGATTGCCGCCATCACGCAGCTGCACCAGGTCAGCAACTCCACACGGGACACCGACCGGGATACGAACCGGCTCACCGAGACGTTCGCAGCTCTCGGCCGTGGCGCCCTGTCCGCCGTCTCCTCTGCTGCACGCATCGGCGTCGTGGGCTCTCTCGCCGCCGGCGCCCTGCCCGCGGTGGCAGCCCTCGGTGGCGCCCTCACGAACCTCGTTCCCGCCGCCACCGCCGGCGTCTCTGCGTTCCTCACCATGCAGGCGGTGTCCGCCACCCTGAAGCTTGGCCTCACCGGGGTAAGCGATGCCATCAGCGCGGTGTTCGACCCGGACGCTGACCCGGAGAAGGTAGCCGAGGCCCTGGAGAAGCTGTCGGGCAACGCCCGGGAGTTCGTGGGCGTACTCCAGACGATGAAACCTGCGTTCGACAAGCTGCGTCTGGACGTGCAGGATCAGCTGTTCGAGGGGCTCGACAAGTCGCTGGAGCGCACGGCCAAAGCCGTCTTTCCCGAGGTGCGCAAGGCCGCTCTGGAGTACTCCGAAGCGCTCAACGCCATGGGCCGCAACGCACTGGGCAGCGCCCGGGATCTCGGTGAGTCCGGCGCACTGGGGGCAGCCCTCGGGTCCTCCACGCAGGCCTTCAAAGAACTGGAGCGGGTGCCCGGCCAGGTGCTGTCGGCCATCGTCAAGCTGGCGGCGGCTGGCGGGCCACTCCTCGGGCGGGTCACCAGCGGCATCGCGGACTTCGCCGACCGGGCGAGCAAGGCACTGGACAACGCGTTCGAGTCGGGCGCCCTGAACGACCGGGTGGACGCCGCAGCGGAAGCGTTCCAGCAACTCGGCCGCATCGTCGGCAACGTCTTCGGCACCATCGGCAACATCTTCAGCGTGGCCAGCGAGCAGGGCAGCGGGCTGTTCGGCACGCTGGAGAAGATCACTCAGGCCATGGAGGACTTCACCGCCACCGAGGAGTTCCAGGACGCGCTGGGGGCCCTGATCGAGACGGGCGGCGTACTGGTCGACTCGATCCTCCCGGTGATCGAGGAAGCCTTCCGCGCCCTGCTCCCCGTCATCGAGGTGCTGGCACCGCCCGTACAGGAACTGATCACGCTGATCGGTGACCAGCTGGCGACGCTCATCCCGGAACTGGCTCCGGTTCTGGTCGAATTGGCCGAGATCTTCGGTATTGTCCTGGAAGCGATCACCCCGCTGATCGAGCAGGGAATCAACATCCTGATCGAGATCATGCCGGAGCTGGTGCCGCTGCTCCAGGCGGTGGCCGATCTGTTCGTCGAGCTCTCGCCGCTGATCGAATACTTCGCCATCGGGGCCAATGAAATGCTCGTCCCGGCGTTGAAGTTCGCCATCGAGTTCTTCACCTACTTCGTGCTCGGCCTGACAGACATCATCGATTGGGTGGGCCAGGTCACCGTCGCGCTTCTGGAGTTCGCCGGCGGCACGATCAAGGAAGTGCTGGTGCCCGCGGTGCAGATTGCCGTGGCGGTCCTGCGCGGTGACTGGGCTACGGCGTGGGACGTGGCGCAGACCAGCGCACGGGACGCATCGTTCTCGATCACGCGTTCCAACGTGGACATGGTTCAGAACGTGATCTCGTTCCTCCAGAGCATGTTCACGCAGATGGCATCGCTCGGGCTCCAGGGGTTCGGCTACTTCCAGAGGCTCGCGTTCCAGGCTGCGGACTACGTCATCGGCCAGATGTTCCGTCTCCGGGACTGGACGATCACCACGCTGTACGGACTGGCCGGGGATCTCTACAACGCAGGCGCCAACATGATCAACTCCCTGGCGCGCGGCATCCTGTCCCAGCTGGGCTCGGCCGTGGCCGCAGCGCAGGAAGTCGTGGGCTCCATCCGGGACTTCTTCCCCTCCTCGCCCGCCAAAAAGGGGCCGTTCTCCGGGCGCGGCTACACGCTGTACTCCGGCCAGAACCTGGTGGAGGCATTCGGCCGTGGCATCGAGTCCCGCCGCAGCTGGCTCGACAAGGTACTGGGCAAGACACTGGGCACCGGGACACCCGGGGATCCGCTGATCCCCTCCTCCGGTCTGTTCGCGCCGTCCCTGGCCACGGGAAGCGCAGGCGGTATCAGCTCCCTGGCCGGGCTCACCTTCACCAGGACCGGGCCCAACGTCAACGTCTACATCGGCAACGACCAGCTGAGCGGCTACGTGCAGACCGTGGTGGATGAAGACACCGCGCAGCAGGACCGGCTTGCATCTCAAGGCGTGAGGGGTATCTGACATGCCGCTGACCGGCACGGTTGACGCAGCCAACGCCCGGGTGGATCTGTTCGTGGACTGGACGGCCACGCCAGGCACGCAGACCACCAGCACCATCGTGCGCCGGGTCGGCAACTCGAACGCCCCCGACGAGTACGTACGCGGCCTCTTCGGAACCACGCTGCTCGGTGAGCAGGCGTACGTGTCCGACCATGAGGCACCCCTGGACGAGCCGATCTGGTACGTGGCGGTGGCGAGCGGCACCACAGACTTCTTTGTGGCCGGCCCGTTCACCATCCCGTCCAGTGGCTACGTGTGGCTGAAGGATCCCGGCCGGCCGTGGGCCGGCCTCCGGCTGGACCTTTGCCCGAACCCGTCCGGAGCAGTCATCTGCCCGGCCACACCGCAGGTGAGGGACACGTTCACCCGGACCGTGGCGGCCGGCTCGTGGGGTACTGCGGACACCGGGCAGACCTGGACCAACACCTCCGGCTCTGCCACGGACTACAGCGTCTCTGGGGGCCAGGGGCGGCACGACATGCTGACCGTGTCCACCTCTCGCCGCTCCACCGTGACGCAGCCGCAGGCGGACGTGGACGTGCGCACGGACATCGCTCTGTCGCAAGTTCCCACCGGGAACGACACGCACGGCGCGATCATGGCCCGTGCCGTGGACGGCAACAACATGTATATGGCCAGGCTGGAGGTGCGCGCGGACGCCACCGTGTGGGCTTCTGTCGTGCGCCGCAGCAGCGGTGTGAACACGGTGATCGGCACCCTCCAGCTGGCCACCGGGTACACAGCGGGCCAGCTCTGGAGCCTGCGCCTGAACATCACCGGCTCCATGCTCCGTCTCAAGGCGTGGCTCACCGCCAACCCGGAGCCCACCGGATGGATGCTCGAACTGTCCGACGCGACATTTACCGCGGCAGCCACCGTGGGCCTGCGCTCGGAGAGAGTCACTGGCAACACCAACGTGGGGCTCGTCGTTCTCTACGACAACTTCGCCGTCAACACCACCGTGGCACCGGACCCGCTGCTCGCATGGGTCGGGTTCCAGGACCGCAACCGGGAGGATGACTCCGGTCTGTTCCCGGTGCTCGACAAGGAACGGCCGGCTGATGTCTACGCCAGACGCAAGGATCTGACCACGGGGTTCTCGTTCTTGTCACGCACCCTGGACGCCATCAAACTGGTGTACGAGCTGTTCACCGCCGGCGGTCCCCTCCTGGTGCAGGTCCCGGCGCAGTACGGCATGAACGCCCCGTACGGCCAGCGGGACCGGTACTACCAGCCAGCCGTTCTGCGCGAGCAGTACCTGAGCCGGGACCAGCGGCTCACGGCGCGTCTGTGGAGCGTTCCCGCCACGACGGTCGACGCACCGATCGGCCAGTCGCAGGGCACCGACACGGCGAACTGGTGCGCACTCAGCGACAGCTACCGTACATACGCGGACTTCACCGCCACCGGATTCAGCTGGGCACAGGTGGCCACCGGGCAGGCGACTACCGCACCCACCTCCGGCACCTACGGCGGAGGCACCTACGGCGGCGGATTCTACGGAGGTTGATCATGGGCATTGTGCTTCCCGTCATCGGACAGACGTCGTGGGGGGATGAGGCGAACGCGTGCTACGAACAGCTCCAGGACGCGGGTCTCATCCCGAACGACGCAGGGTTCCTGAGCTGGAACTACAGCCCGCAGCACATCAGCTCGGTGACCACCTCGGTCGTGTCCGGCACCGTTAAGATGGTCCGGCTCCCCCGATTCACACAGAGCAAGTCGGTGGCTTCGGTCTGGTTCTCCCTGGTTGCGGCGGCGGTGACGCCCACCGCAGGTCAGTGCTTCGCCGCCATCGTCCGCATCGACGGCACCCGTATGGGTGTCAGCGCTGACATCTCCGGACAACTGACTGCGACGGGCGGCACCCTGGTCGGGTTTTCCCTCACCGCCCCCGCCGTCTGCGCAGCCGGGGACTATTACGCGGCGCTCCTCCAGAACGCAGCCACCCCGGCCACCCTCGGACAGTGCTCCGGTCAGGGATACACAGACTCCCTGAACGCGGGCCTGCCCGCCGCCACCGCGTTCCACACCGACGGACCTACCGCACAGACGTCCATCCCCACGTCCATCACCATGGCCAGCCGCACGCGTTCTGTCCAGCCCATCTGGGCCGGGGTGAAGTAGTGCTCACCGCGTCCCCCGCCTACCGCCTCGCGCTCCCGCGCTCACACCGCCGCGTGTCCCGCTTCACCGCGCGCACCCCGGGCGGCGAGCTCCTGGCCGACCGCATCCCCATCGGCGGCGGACAGGTGCGCGCGCAGCTCCAGTCCCGGGTGACACGCACGGCCACCTTCACCGCGTCCGACGAGTGGTTCCCCGTCTTCACCTCCGACCCGCTCTCCCCCGCCCACGCCATCGTCACCATCGAGGCAGGCATTGCGTATCCGACCGGGGAGGAGGAGCGCTTCCCGATCTTCACCGGCCGTGTGTACGACGCGTCCCGTGGGTCGGACGGACAGGTCACCTTCCGCGCCGATGACCTGGCGGCGGACGTCATCGAGGCGGACTTCGAGAAGCCGGTGAACTCACAGCCGGGCATCTCCACCGTGGCCGAGATCGAGCGGCTGATTCTGGAGGGGTATCAGTGGGCCACCTTCGGGGAGCACCAGGTCACCGACGCGCGCGTGCCTGCGCTCTCCTGGGACGATGACCGCGGCCGTGCACTCGATGACCTGGCCACGTCCCTGGAGGGGCGCTGGTACGCGCTGGGCGACGGGTCGTTCGTGATCCGGCAGTTCGCCTACCCGGACACCGACGCAGTGATCCAGCTCACGGACGGCGAAGATGGCCTACTCGCCGGGGCTGTGGCCAAGGTGACCGCGGACGGGGCTTTCAACTCCGTCGTGGTGCTGGCGGAACGGCTCGACGGGGGCGACCCCATCCGCGTGGTGGAGCGCAACACCAACCCGAACAGCCCGTACCTCTACGGCGGCGACTTCAACAAGCGGGTGAAGAAGGTCCGCATGCAGACCGCTGCCACCGTCTCCGACGCACAGCGCGTGGCCCGGTCGCAGCTCGCTGCGTCGTCGGCCCTCACGCGGCAGTGGTCGCTGTCGATGGTCCCGGACATGACTCTCGAGCCGGCGGACGTGATCGGTGTCGAGTGGCGGAACGTGCGGGACACGCAGGTCATCGACTCGATTACCTACCCGCTCTCCCCGCAGAACCCGATGACCGTCTCAGGCCGGTCCTCCGTGGATGCTGCCGCTTAGACTTCCGGCAGACGACAGAGAGGGACGGGCATGGTCGACAGAACGGATAACCGGGGATACATCTACCCGGAGTGTGACCCACCGCTAGTCAAGGACCGCAGTGACATCGACTACATGCGGCAGCTCGCGGTGGATGTGAACAGCGATGCCAACGCGGTGGACTTCACGCTTCAGGAGTTTCTGGAGAAGCCGGATGCGGTCCGGTTGGCCTTCACCGGGGTCATCAACACCACCGGCTCTGGCAGTGGGTTCCAGTTCACCGTGCCCTACGACACGGTGACGTACGACAACACCACGGGCTCCACGTCCCTCGGTGACTTCGCCATCGCCCCGCAGGAACGCGGTTGGTACATGTTCACCTCCACCGTGCGCTGCACCAACGGCGGGGAGCAGGCCACCTCGGTGCGCCACCTCCTCAACGGCGCCGACAACGGGCGCAGTTTCGAGGGGCCCTCGAACCCGATCAACGGGAACGAGGAGAACATGTCCGTGGTGGACATCATGCAGTGCGACGTCAACGACGTGATCACCACGCGCGTGCTCCAGGCCGGAGTGGCGGGGGCCTTCACATTCGAGTGCCGCCTGACCATGATCCAGCTGATGAAGCTGGACGTGTGACATGGGCGTCAACGGAGTACCTGAACAGCTCAGCGACATGATCAACAAATACTCGTCGACACGCACCGGAACCGTGGTCGTGGTCGATCCGATGATGGCGACCGTGGACGTGGGATCGACCGTCATCCGTGCCGCCTACGCACGCCAGTCTGAGCCGGAGGCCGGCGACGTGGTGGCCATCCTGCGCCAGGGAGCCAGCTGGTTCATCCTCGGAACCTCCTCCGTGTCCGGCGGCAACGCGGTGCAAAACCCCTCGTTCGAAGAGGTGGACGCGGACGGCAAGCCGGTCGGCTGGACTCTCTACAACATCACGAACACCTCGGTGTACTCGTCCGCGTACGCCCCGGATGAAGCACCAGAGGGGGAGTACGTGCTGGAGGTCATGCCGACCGGGGCGCTCAGCGCGTCGTCGTTCGTCTACTCCCTGCCCATCGCGGTCGTACCCGGTCAGGTGTGGGAGCTCGGTGCGCACGTCAACGGCTACTACCCCTCCAGCACGAACGTCGACACCTCGGACCCGTCGCTGCAAGCGCTGTGGTTCGCCAACGCCACGGACCTGTACCCCACCACCTCCGACACCAACGACGTGGCCGCGTCCGTCTCCAACATCACGCAGGAGGATGTCATGTCTGTGATGCGCGGACAGGTGACGGTCCCGGCCGGCGGTGTGTTCATGCGCGTGGCGCTCGGGCTCGGCGCCCAGCCCGGGGCCGGCGCGCACTTTGACTTCGTTACCGCCAGGCAGGTGAGCTGAGATGCCCGCGAACACCTCACGCGGCTACACGTACCCGCTCTACACAGATCCGGCAGACCCCGCAGCTCAGATCCAGGAGCTGGCCACGGACATCGACACGGACATGGACGCGCTGTGGGACCGGATGATTGCCGGGTACAACCAGCCCGGGTGCCGTGTCCGGTCCTCCGGTATCAACCAGGCCATCGCGGTGAGTACCGATGTCACGGCCACGTTCGCTGAAGAGCTCTACGACAACCAGGGCATGGTCAACCTGGGGGTCAGCAACACCAACATCAACATTGTGCAGACCGGCCTGTACCTGGCGACCGCCCGTATCACGTTCCTCTCGAACGGCAACGCCACCGTCAACGCCCGCCAGGTCACCATCGCCACCACGGGATCTCTCGGCACGGTCGGGCGCCGCGCGGTGGAGGGGAAGCAGAACAACGCCACCGCCGTACAGCTGTCGGCCCTGTTCTGGATCGCGGCCGGGGGCGTGGTCACCGTGGTGCAGCGGCAGAACTCCGGCGCGTCGGTGAACTCCTCCACGCGCACCCTGATGGTCGCCAGAATGGGGGGCCTGTAGATGGCCGGCACCACACCCAACCGTCTGTACCCGTACCCCACCAGCGGTGACCGGTTCGACGTGGCCGGCGACCTCCAGCGTCTGGCCGAGGCAATCGACGTCGACATGGAGAACCTCGACGCCTCCCTGGTGCAGCGCCCGTTCGCGCTGGTGAGCTGGCAGGGTCCGGCGCAGGTGTTCCCCGCGGACCAGGTGACTGAGGCAGAGTTCAACTTCGTGCACGCGGACACCGCGGGCCTGTCCAACCTGAGCCAGGAACCGACCCGGCTCACACCCAACTCGGCCGGTCTGTGGATGGTGTGGGGTGCCATCCGCACACCGGTGGCCCAGTCGAACGTCCGGGATCTGTTCCTGCGTGTCAACGGCGGCGACCTCACGCGACAGAACTTCCACGTGAACGAGCCCACACAGAGCTCCGGCATGATGACCATCTGCGCCATGGCGTTCGTCAACGGCATCGACGACTACTTCACCATGACGTTCGACCCGATCGGCGGCCTCGACGACTACCGGATCAGCATCAAACGGATGGCCTGCTTCCGTTTGACCAATGCCTAGGAGGGCGACATGGGCGGCAAGATCACGCTGGATCAGTGGGAGGACATCGCACAGCGCGCGGTGTCAACGTTCTGGCAGGGCGCGGTGGCGGCGGCACCGGTGACGGTCGCCGCGGACTGGAGCGCGATACAAGGTGCGCTGCTCGCCATGGCCATCGGCGGCGGAGCGGCGCTGCTGAGCTCCGTCAAGGGTATGGTGAAGGCGAAGAGGAACAGCGGCACATAGCTCCCCCAGAGCGGCGGCCCCTCCCGTACCTGAGACGGGAGGGGCCGTGTCGCGTTCTCAGGTGATGGCGAGCAACCAGACCACCAGGAGCAGCCCGATCAGATTCGCGGCCGCGAGCGTGGCGCCTGCGGCGATGTCATCGGTGCGCATGTGTGCCTCCAAACGTGACTGAACCCTCCACGGAGCGTGTCACGTGGAGGGTCCAGCGTGGGGTGAGCGGGGCCCTCCTGTGTCCGAGAGGGCCCCGCTCGGGGTAGCCGGTTACGCGAACGGGTTCGCACCCACCGGAGCAGAGCCCGGCTGGGGGAGCGGCTGCGCGACCGGGGGAGCGGTCGGCACCTGGGCGGGAACCTGCGGGGGCTGCGCGTAGACAGGCTGTGCAGTCTGCGGCTGGGGCTGCGCGTAGGCGACCGGAGCTGCGTACTGCGGCTGGGGCTGGGGCTGCGCGTAGGCGGCAGGAGCCTGCTGCGTCACGGGAGCGGGCTGCGGGATGGCGGCGGACACGGTGCGGCTGGCGAGGAACTGGCGCGCGATCTGCGCGTCCTGCTCGGTCGGGTCGACCAGGCCCCACGGATTGCCCTGGCCCTGCGGCTGGCCCTCCTTGTAAAGGCCGATCCTGGCGAGCACCTTCCCCCCGGAGGCCAGGGCCTCACGCAGCTGGTTCACGATGCGGCTCTGGCTCATGTAGGTACCGGGGAAGTCGGTGCCCTCCAGGAACTGGCCGGTGTGCTGGCGGTTCTTGAAAACCGGCACCGGGCCGGCCCCGTCGACCACCACCACGTCGACCATCATGCGGTCCTTGAACTGGCCCGGGTTGTTGGTGTCGGGGACGGTTTCCACCTTGCGCGGTGTCAGGAGAACGAGTCGGCCGTGGAGACCCTGCACGGAGGGGAAGGTGGAGGGGAGTGCCGCAGGTGCGGACCAGGGATCAGTCATGGGTTCGGGTTCCTTTTCCGGTTTCGGGTTCTGATTGTGCACGGCGCTGCCCCACGTAAATCCGTGAGATAGGCGCCCTACGGTTTGACCCGCAGCGCCGCGGTGCGGAAGCGGGATTCGAACCCGCGTCTCCTCCCTGGGGAAGCGTGCTATCCGTTGCACCATTCCGCTTGGCTATCTATTGACCAGTGATCAGCCGGTCGGGAGTCGCCCCAGCATGCGTGTCCGGGACGGGAATCGAACCCGTAGAACTCGATCCGTTATCGAGCCCGGACACCGGGGTCAGTGAGTCCGCGATTCCTCCGTAGAGGTGCTAAGTCTGTAACCCGTCGGGACCACCATCACGCCGGTCCTCACGCTGCACATCCTGTTGTCTTTTACCGGCCGGTTGTTACCCCGATCGGATTGAGGGAAGTCTCCTGGTGCAGCCCAGCATTATCACCCTGTACGGGACTCGGATTCGAACCGAGATCTGACAGGGATACAAGGTGAGTACTTGCCCCATGCCGCTTTGCCGTGCGCCCTCTCACCGGACACTTAAGCTATTCCCGCTTGCTGCACCGGAGCCGGCTGACTCTCCCGGAACCTCGGCCCCGGTGCATGTCCACAACCTATCCATACCGGGGGCCGCTGTCAAGCATGAGAGAGCCGGACCCGTGACGACGGCGGGTCCGGCTCGGATGGTGCGGGGCTCAGACGGCGGGAGCAGCCAGCACCGTGACACGGGCACCGCTCGCGGAGGGGGCCGTGTCGAACGCCAGAGTCACCCGGTCCGGGTCCGCCGCGTTCACCGCCACCGGCAGGGAGTCCAGCTCTCCGGTGGCGGTGTTGCGCACGGAGACCAGCACGTCTGACGTACCGAACCCATGGACCACCGAGTAGTTGAGAGAGGTGCCGTCACCCACCGTCTGCGAGTAGAACCGTGCCGGCGGGGTGGGCTCCTCGCCGTCACCGGGCTCGAACTCCACGCATACCTTCGGCATGTTTTGTCTCCAATCAGAAGGGGCCTCCATCGTCCCGCCCGGAAGGGGGAGAACGGTGAAGGCCCCGTGCCCGTGGTGTGAAGGCTCAGACGCCCTGGAGTTCGTTCCAGCGCTCCGCGCAGGCGCCCTTCAGCCCGATCAGCTCCGCCTCCGTGAACTTGCCGGACTCACGCGCGTGGTGGAGGACTTGCCCCAGACCCTCGATGGCAGTGGTGGCCCGGATGATGTCCAGTCCCATGGCCATGTGCGCGCTCAGGACGGGCGCCGGGGGCTGCGGGTAGATGCCGGCCGCAGCAGCCTCCAGGACAGCAGTGGCGGGGATGGAGACGGTCTGCGTGACCACCGGCTCCGGGACCAGGTCAGGTGAGTAAACCCGACTCGGCAACATCTCCATGGCCAGCTTGTCCTTGCTCTTCTGCATGGCCATGACCTGGCCGCAGACCTGCGCGCGGCGCCAGCCGGCCGTGAGGTCGATCCGGTAGAGCGTGCAGCCCGAGCCGTCCGCGGGCAGGTGGATGACGATCCCGTAGTCCGTCCGGATGCGGCCGGGCGCGGCCTGCCACGTGTCCGTGTTCCAGTCGAACAGACCGTGCGTGTTCACGCCGTGCGCGTAGATCGATAGCTGCACCGCGATCTCGCCCCACCCGTACGACAGGTCCGAGCCCGTCTTCAGGTCGCCGATGACGAGCTCACCGTTCGGCAACTGGAAGATCCGGTCAAGCGTGCCGCCCACCGGGAGCTCCGCCGCCACCTGGTCGGCGCGCACCGCGGTGGACCGCTCGATCCACTCGGGCCGGGTGATCAGCCCGTGGGCGGCGATGGCCTGCTGATACTCCGCCAGTCGCGTGCGGTACTCCGTGGGCACGTCCTCCAGCTGCATCAGCCCGGCGTCGAGCCGCTCGCTGAAGGCGTGGTAGGCGGTGCCCAGGTTCGCGGCGACCTTCACGCCCGCCGCATCCTTGGCCTGAGACGCGATGGAGTTGAGCTCCGTGCGGTCCCGCTTGACGTGCTTGCCGTGCGCCATCGCCAGGAGGTCCCGGCGCATGGTGAGCCCGAGCACCACCATGCGCTCACGCCACTCGCTGAGCGCATGCGTGGAGCTGGCCGACTTGGCGAACGTGGTGGCCCGGGTGTGGGCCTGGCCGTTGAACATGTACCGGCCCCAGCGGTCGCGCTTGGGCTCGGGCTGGCCATGTACGGGCGGGAGCTCCGCAGCGGACGCCGGGGCCGGCTTGCTCCACACATCCTCGGTGGGTGTCCCGTTCACGTGCTGCACCGTGACCGGTACCTCCGTGACCGTTCCCGGGTTGTCGTCCTGCTCATAGCGGGACGCATAAGGGTCGGGCACCATGACCGGCACACCGCCAGGAGCCACCGCGACGGGCACCACCACAGTTCGGGCGCCGTGGACCGGGCAGTTCCGCATGTCGACGAACAGACCCTGGTCGCACTGGTGCTGCGGGGGCTGTGACGTGTCCGGCGGGTTCAGCCGGTTCCGGAACTGCACGCACTCCACTGTGGTGCAGTCCTCGAACGTGCCGCCGTGACGCCACGTCGCGCCCGAGGAGTCGGTGAAGTCGTGACCGTCCGGGATGTGGGTGATGGTCTCGTGGCCCCGGTCGTGCGGGAGGGGGTACATGGGCTCCGGCTCACCGCAGATTCCGCAGAACGAGCCGCTGTTACCGTTCCCGTCGTCGGCCCACGTGTACTGGTGCGCGTGCTGGTCGGCACCGTGCTCCGGCTCGACGATGCAGTTCGAACAGAGCCAGCCGTCCGCCCCGTCCGACTGGATCAGATCCCCCTCGGTGATCGGGTGGCCGCACCCCCCGATCGAATCAAAGTTCGCGTAGAAGACAGGCGGCACCCCGTCCCGCTGCTCCGCCTCGGGTGCCGGCTCGGCCACTTTGCCCGGCGTCTGCCACGCGTCCGCGTCGCCGGTCGCCTCACCGAGGTCCACGGCCGGGGGCTTGCGGGATCCCTCGCACTCGCCGGGGCCGGTACGCGAGAGGTGCTTCCGCACCACCAGCATGCCCTTGTACTCCGCCTTGCCCTGCCCCAACTGGTAGTCGAACTTGCACCCGGTGCACGCACCCCGTGGCTTCTCTTCGGTCTCGCTCATGTCGTCCTCTCGATTCAGAAACGCCCGCCCGATCCATTCGGTGAACGCGGGCGGGATTGCTTCGGTGAGCTCTTCACGGACATCGGTCCACCAGATGCCCATGGCCTTCTGCATCTCGGGCACCGTGGCCTTACCGCCGCCGTTCCCGTACGCGGCCACGTACGGACCGTCCCGGTATTCTCCGTGACGCCACCCACGGACGTAGCCGCGGTGCTTCGGATGAGCCGGCTTGCGTGCACGCCATCCGCCCAACTCGAAGTTGCGGTGACGCAGGACATCGAGATCGAACATCTCACCGCACAGCGACAGATCCTTTCGGATCTTGGCTTTGCCGTTCGGTTGCTCGATCACGTACGGGACGCCGGCCCTGTCGAGTAGGGCCCGGGTCGGCGCCACCAGATCCACATGTGTGCCGCCCCAACCCCGGGACGCATTGGTCCCGGATGTCAGGGCGCACTTGCTCTGGCACGGCGGGGAGGCGTGGATCAGCGTGTACCGCTTCACCTCACCCGAGGCGATGATCCCGGCCAGGTACTCCAGCGCATCCCCGCGGATGAAGGTGAATGGGTATCGCGGCCGATCCTCGATGTCCACGCCGGTGACCCGGAACCCTGCTGCGTCATATCCGCTCCCGGCTCCACCGGAGCAGCAGAACAGATCCAGGAGCTCAGGTCGTTCCGCCATCAGCTGTGGAAGTTCTGTTCCGGATAGTCGTCGGGGTCGTAGACGTGACCGCCGGCGTCGGTGACCTGGTCCATGCTCGGACGATCCGAATAGTCCAGCTGGCAGTCACCTTCGTGCTCGTTGCGCAGGTAGCAATTCGAGGAACACAGGCACACGGTCCCGGTGTTGTCCGGCATCTGCCATGCGACCTTCTCCATGACCATGTGCGGTCCGTCGTGACCGTGAGGCTTCCAGCACGCGGACTCGTTCCCTTCGCCGTCCTCACCCCATTCGCACACCCCGCCGGCCACCGGGACC